CTCTCAGTGGAGAGGCAATGATTGAGTCAACACCTAAAAAGACTCGTCAAGGAATGGGTAAGCACACTAAACTGTCAGCTACCTCTAGTAATCCCAAGAAAAAGCGTTATCGTGGTCAAGGAAGAGGGTAGATATAAACTAACTGTTGAGGATGAGTGGTCATCTATTCATCCTCAAGATTTATGGGTTTATAACAAATTACAAGTGAGTCGGGTATTAGGATATGAGTGTGGACCAGCTGGTCTTTTCGTGCCTAGACCCGATTTTTATATTATAAGACCATGTATTAATTTTATGGGTATGGGTCGTCATGCTCGTATTGAATATCTTAAAGGTGATACTGAACATTTACATCCAGGTGAATTTTGGTGTAAAGTATTTGAAGGAGAACATATATCAGTTGATTATTACAAAGGAGAACAAGAGTTAACTGTAAAGGGTGTGAGAGACCCACAGGACCCGTTGTATAAGTGGAAGAAGTGGTATAAGGTAGAAAGAGAGATACCACTACCTAAACTCTTACAGAACTTAGATTATGATTGGATCAATTGCGAGTTTATAGGTGATAAACTCATTGAGATACATTTAAGAGGTAATCCAGACTTTAGATATAATAATGATTCAGTCATTCCAGTATGGGAAGGAGATGATGTTAAGACATACATAGAAGATAATGATTATCGAAGGCTCGGGTTTATTTTAGATGGATAACAAAAACTTTCTTAGAGAAATCGCAAACGATCAAAAGACTCCTAAGAATCAGAAGAAGGTTCGTGAAGATGGGTTCTATGAGGCTAGTGAAGCAGACTGGAAAGACTTCTGGGAGAACGAAGATACTACTGAGATGTTGACTGAATAATTTCTAAATAACCGTCTAAATACTTGAGAATTGTTGTATATTAATTAAGTGCCGGCTCGAAGAGTTAGTAAAGGTTTTTTAGACGTAAGTGCCTCATTCCAGGTCAATCCTATCAATTCTGATGTGATTGTTACCAGGAACGAGAATGCGATTGCTCGTGCAGTTCGTAATCTAGTCTTTACTATTCCAGGAGAAAAACCATTTCAACCTATTATTGGAAGTAACATTACTAGATTGTTGTTTGAGAACCTAGATCGTATTACAGCTCAATCTATTAGATCAGAAATTGAAGATACTATCAATAATTTTGAACCTAGAGTAAGTCTTAATTCAGTCGAAGTTACTCCCAACTTTGACAATAATGAGTTTGATTGTCTTATCAATTACGATATTATTGGTATTGACGTATTACCACAACAATTATCATTCGCATTACAACCCACTAGGTAAATGCCATTAGTTAATTTTAGTAACTTAGATTTCTATGGGATTAAGGAGTCCATCAAGGATTACCTTCGTGCCAACTCAAACTTCACAGACTATGATTTTGAGGGATCTAATCTAAGTACAATCGTAGATGCTTTAGCATATAATACGTACATTACCTCATACAACGCCAACATGGTGACTAATGAGGTATTCATCGACAGTGCCACGTTAAGGGAGAACGTGGTGTCTCTGGCACGTAATATTGGATATGTCCCTAGGTCACGTAAAGCTTCATGTGCAAATGTGACTTTTTCCGTAGATGTAAGTAATACTACGGCAGTTGCAGTAACTCTCAAGGCAGGAGCAGTACTGACATCTAGATCGACAGGTGTTAATAAGAACGTAAATTACATTTTTTCAATTCCTAACGACATTACAGTTCCAGTTGATGCAAATGGAAGGGCAAATTTCGTAAATATCAAGGTTTATGAGGGAACTTATATTACACAGACGTACACTGTAGACACTGCGAACCCAAATCAGAAGTTTATTTTACCGAATTCCGGTATTGATACCGATTTATTGAGTGTAATTGTCAAAGATACCAAAGAATCGTCGGTTTCAAGAAAATTTGAACTCTACAATAGTCTTTTTGATGTCACAGCATCGACTAGATCTTACTTTATTCAAGAAATTGGCCAAGAAAGGTACCAACTTTTGTTCGGAGACGGCATTTTTGGCGTAAAATTGGAAAATTTGAACTATATTGAGGCAAGTTACATCACTTGTGCCGGTTCAGCAGCCAATAATATTTCGAGTTTTACCTTTATTGGTAATTTGGCCAGTAATAATGGCACACCAATTAGCTCTGGAGTGTCGATTGTAACGACTGAGGTGATGTCAAGAGGCGGAAAAGCCATCGAATCGGTCGAATCAGTCAAAAAATACGCCCCTCAAATCTACGCATCCCAAAATAGGGCCGTTACTGCAGCCGATTATGAGGCCCTGATCCCTCAAGTTTACCCAGAAGCCGAGTCTGTGTCGGCTTTTGGAGGTGAAGACCTGTCACCACCCCAGTTTGGTAAGGTTTTTGTTAGTATCAAGCCTTACAATGGTGTATATCTGTCTAGTGCAATTAAGCAGAATTTACAGTTCGCCATCAAAAAGTACTCAGTTGCCGGTATTAGGCCTGAAATTATCGATCTGAAGTACCTTTATGTTGAGGCAAATGTTGATGCTTACTACAACACTAACCTTGCACCATCACCTTCCTTCGTACAAAACATCATCACGAAGAATATAGCCACCTATGCAGACTCTTCTGAGATCAATCAGTTTGGTGCTAGGTTCAAATATTCTCAATTTGGTCAGATTATTGATCAAAGTAATGACTCAATCACTTCTAATATCACCAATATTGACATTAGAAGAGACATGGTTGCCAAACTAAACGAGTTTGCAGAGTATGAAATGTGTTATGGTAACCGTTTCTACGTTAAAAACCACGGTCACTCTGCTGTCTTCAGTGGTAATCTTCTAGGTTACAACATTAGATCGACTGGATTTACTGTAAGTGGTATCAGTGGGACTGTTTACTTGGGTGATAAGCCTGATATGAGCCTTGAAAAAGGTAAATTATTCCTCTTCAAATTGAATTCTCCCTCTGAACCTTTCATCGTTAAACAGAACATCGGTACTATTGATTATCTTAAGGGTGAAATTCGTTTGAATCCAATCAATATCATCTCTACCGTCGTCAATAGGGACTCACCTTTGATCGAAATTTCTGCTCAACCATACTCAAATGACGTGATTGGTCTCCAAGATCTCTATCTACAATTGGATGTAAATAATACAACGGTTGACGTTATTGCAGATAACATTTCTTCTGGAAATGACATCTCAGGAACCAACTATATCGTATCTTCAAGTTACGGTTCAAACCGTCTTGTAAGAGGTGTTCCTATTACAACAACTGATGTTGAAGTTACTTCTCAGAATGTTACATCTCCAAACCGAGTAACCGCAGGTTCTCAACCCTCTAGAGCACGTACAGTTACCACAAGTAACAGATCCTCTGTCAGTAGATCTACATCTACACCAAGTGGAGGATCACCCTCAGGTGGTGGCAGTTCATATTCATCAGGCTACTAATAAAAAATGACCGTAGATAGAGTAAAGTTTCAGGAAATTGTTTCTAGTCAACTTCCTCAGTACGTTAGGGAGGATTTTCCTCTCCTAACAGATTTTCTGGAGCAATATTACGTATCTCAGGAATATGAAAGTGGTCCTATTGACCTAGTAAACAATATTGACCAATATGTAAAGGTAGAAAATCTTACAAATCTTGTAACCGATACTATTCTTACTCAGGAAGTAGGATATGCCGATCAGGAAATAAATGTAAAATCGACCGAAGGTTTCTCTGAGACCAACGGTATTATCAAAATTAACAACGAAATTATATTTTATGCTTCAAAGACTGATACAGTCTTTGAAAATTGTTCCAGGGGATTCAGTGGTATCACCACTTATATCACCACTGGTGCTCCAGATGAATGCACTTTTGAGATTACAGAGGCAGAATCCCACCCAGACGGTGCCACAGTCCAGAATCTTAATATTCTTTTCTTACAGCAATTCTTCACAAAACTGAAATATCAGTTTACTCCTGGTTTTACTGATAGAAATTTCTATCCTGGAGTAAATGCTCAGAACTTTGTTTATAATGCGGATAGTTTTTATACTTCAAAAGGAACTGATCAGTCTTATGAAATCCTGTTCAGAGCACTTTATGGTGAAGATGTAGAAATCATCAGACCTTCACAATTCTTACTTACACCATCAAACGCTGACTATAAAGTAACCAAGGATTTTGTTGTTGAGAAATTACAGGGTGATCCCCTGCAGTTACAGAACCTTACCATATATCAACGTGAGACCAACGCTAGAGGGTCTGTAACGAACGTTCAGTTGATTCCCTATGATAGGTATCAATTCTATCAGATTAGTATTGACACGGGATATAACAGAGACTCAGACGTAGAAGGTTCAATTTACGGTGAGTTTAAACCCAATCCTCTGACTAAACTTTTAGAAAATGTTTCGGTTGGCGCAACCGTCCTTAATGTTGACTCGACTATTGACTTCCCAGAGAAAGGTAAAATTGCTCTTCTCAACCAGTCTGGTGAAGAAGTCAGTATTGCTTACAGTGGTAAGACGGCAAACCAGTTCTTCAATGTAACTGGGGTCTTTGAACCACTTGAAAATAGGATTGATGTAAAGTTAGACAACTATTCCTATGCTTACGTTGGAATTTCTACAGAAGAAGAAATTAAAGTAAGATTTACCAATACACTCAAGGATTTTGTCGAAGCCACACCTACAGTCTACTTCAGAAAAGACGACACTATTCAAGTTAAGTCACTAGGATACGAGGCTCCTGGCAAAAAGAACAATAATTATATTCTTAACGTAAAAACTAAGTTTAAAATTGCAAAAACTGAAGTAGTTGATGCAAATTCCTTTGTTTACAAGTTTAACGTATTTGATGGTACCTTTTTCAAACAAGGTTATTTCGTCAGATACGAAAATGAGGATGCGACCGTTTCTATTCTGGGTCAAATTACCAGAACTATCGATCCTGCTACTGTTAATGTAACATTTAACACACCAATTCCTCTGAAGGGACAGTTTTATCTTGAGAATCAACTTCTGAAGGGTAATTCTACAAGACAACCCTATATTAGAGACTTTGTTGCTAACGTTCAGAACACTTATGCCAAGTTTAACGGCAACACTCTGATCGCTTCTAACTCTATTCCTCGTTATTACGATTTAGAGACTAATCCCTACGACAAGAAAATCACATTTTCGGCAAATCTGTTAAGTACACAAGATTTACCTCTTCCCACTAACCCAACTACACTCCCTGATCACGGTTTTTACACTGGTGATGCAGTTTATTTCCAATCTGAAGGAAATGGGTTCCAGGGAATTCCATCAGGAGCATATTTTGTTTATCGTGTTGATGAAAGCAATATTAAACTTGCTAGAAGTAAGGCAGATTTGTCAAGACAGACTTATTTTACCTTTAATGGATCTGTAACAAATGCGTCTCTTTGCTATCTTGAGTTTTTTGGTAAAAATATCAAGCCACAGGGTCTATACAGACAAATTCTTGAGCCAGTTAACCGAAAAGAGACGATTGTAACAGACTCCGGTTATACTGGTATGTTTGTTAATGGTCTAGAACTCCTTAACTACAAATCATCCAATAGTGTCTACTACGGAGACATCGTTGACTTCACTATGACCAATGGTGGTTCTGGTTATGATGTCATCAACCCTCCTATTCTCTATATTAAGGACGAAGTAGGAACTGGAGCCACTGGATTCTGTAACGTACTTGGGTCTCTTGAAAGACTCGATGTTATTGACACTGGAATGGGTTATTATGAGCCTCCCACCATCACCATTACTGGTGGTAACGGTTTTGGTGCGGCAGCAGAACCCAGAATGTTGTCTGTCAAACTGGAAAACTCATTTATTGCCAATTTCCCTAGTGATGTCAATTTGACTAGGAATGAAATTATCTTCTCTACCGATCACAGGTTCCAAGATGGTGAAGGTGTCATTTATGAACCCAGAAGCACCAGGGCTATTGCAGGATTGACCACAGAAGCCGAATATTTTGTCTTTGTCACTGGACAGAAGTCCATGACTCTCCACGAAACATCTTCTGATGCCTATGCAGGTATTAATACAGTCAATTTTACCGCATATGGTAATGGTGTACAGTATTTTGTTGCTAGTGAACTTAAGCAAGTCGTATCTAGTGTCGTTATCACTAATCCCGGTTTTGGATACGAGAACAAACAGAGAGATATTCCCCCAATTGGTGTTAACACCGTCTCAAACTATGTCCAAATCCCTAATCATGGATATAGGTCACAAGAAGTTGTCAAATACATCAAACCAACCGATTCTAGTGATTCAGTCAAGGGTTTGAGTGAAAAAGACTCTTATTTTGTCAAGTATATCAATGAAAATCAATTTGGTCTGACTAGAATTGGTACTGGAACTGTAGATAGGAATTACTTCTACGATAATGACATTCTGATCGACTTTATTAATCCAGGAAGAGGATCCTTTAACTATCCTCCTATCCAAGTTGATGTTCAGGGACCCGCAGCATCTTTTGATAAGACTTTTGTTGAGGAATTCCAAGAACTATTTGTCATCGAGTCTCCTATTGAAGAAAATGTCATCATTCCTCTTGCAACTCTTGCTTGGACTGATACTGAAGCTGAGATTACCAATAATGGTAGTATTGCAAATGAATTCTTTGTATTGTCATCAGAAGCATCTAACTGGTTGATTAGTGATGATCCATTTATCGGTAATATTCTTCTTTATGAGGCAAAACTCCAACCCATCTTCAGAGGACATATTGCAACGATTAATAAAACTAATGGTGGCGTAGGATATGGTGCTTCTACAATTATTGACTTTAATAGACAACCAGAACTCGTATTTGATTCTGGTGAGAAGGCAAAACTGACACCTATTATTAACAATGGCCAAATCTCTGAGGTTATTGTTAACTCAGCCGGAAGAGGATACAACTCTCCACCCAATCTGGAGATTGTAAGTGAAACTGGCAACTTTGCTGTATTAGTCCCCATTGTCAACAATGGTGGAATTAGTGAGGTTATTGTCAGTAAAGGAGGTGCTGGATATGAAACAGGTAAGACAACAGTTCTTGTAACTGCTGCAGGATCGGCCGCAAGAGCTCAAGCTAACATTAGAGCATGGAATGTCAACCTCTTTGAGAAGAACTTTGACAATCTAGGTGACAGTGATACTGTAGTAGAAGAGAACATCAATAACAAATCTCTTCAGTATGCTGCACTTTATGCCCCCAGACCACTGAGACAATCACTCTTTACATTGAGTGGTTTCAACAAGGATAATATTAAGTTCGGTATTGCTGACCTTACACTTAATTCTGGTGGTGAAGAAGAGACGAACAAATTCCACTCACCTATTGTAGGTTGGGCATATGATGGTAATCCCATCTATGGTCCATATGGATTTGCCAATATTGATGGAAGTGGTGGTATCCGTAGGATGGAGAGTGGATATAAACTTAAGTCCACCCCTGTCAATAGACCTTCTTACGATGCCTTTTCAAATGGTTTCTTTGTAGATGACTATATCTTCACCGGAGACGGAGACCTTGACATCTCTAATGGCAGATTCTGTGTAACACCTGACTATCCAAATGGTGTCTATGCATACTTCTGTACTATTTCTGACAACCTCGATTCGTCAGGTCCATTCAACAAGTATAGAAGACCCATCTTCCCCTACGTTATTGGTAATCAATATCACTCATTGCCAGAGGCATTTAACTTCAGAGCCTCTTCTAACCAGGTAGATTACAATATTGCTGCTGATAGTTGGTTCAGAAACACTAAGTTCTACTTCACTAATGGTGGTAATAGTCAGTATGACTACATCTACAACTCAGATTTGGTTAGAAATCAGTCTGTTGATATTACAGCCACCTCGATTGGATCTGTCGATAAAGTAGAAATTATTGATGCGGGTACAGATTATGCTATGGGTGACAGAGTTATTTTCGACTCTACGGATACTGGTGGTAGAAATGTCAATTACAAAGTATCGGAACTTAGAGGTAAAGAAGTTAATCAGATCAGTCTTGCATCTACCTTCTTCAATGATGTAGAATTTGGTGGTAGTTTAAATGTAAATGGGTTCATTGGATTTACATCTGTACCTCACAACTTCTTACCTGGTGACCTAATCAATATTGATGCCCTGTCAGAATACTACAAGAACTTCGACGGTGCATATTCTATTGGTGTTAGTAGTGAGAGATGGTACCTGTCTGTTGGTGTCGGCACAGACACACAGACTGGTATCCAAACTTACATCTATGTAACTGGTTCTCTTGATCCTAACTTCATTAGAGTCAATGATATTCTGAGATGTGAGAGAGAACAGATGCGTGTTCTCAACATCGATCCTCCTTCAGGAAGAATTAGAGTACTCAGAGGTGTTAATAACACTCTTGCTGTCACTCACGAACCCGGAACACTGTTACGTGATGATCCTAGAAAGATTACTTTTACCTCTCTGGGAATCACCACTCAAAGATCACTGGTAACAAACAGACAGTATTACTTCCAACCTAATGAATCCGTTGGTATTGGTACCTCAACGACAAGTGGTATCACCACTCTTACATTCTCCAATCCTGGTATTGGTGTAACACAGGTCAGAGTTGATCCCCAACAGATTCTAATTCCAGATCATAGGTTACCACTTAACACACCTATGACCTATTATACCAATGGTGGTACCAGTCTTGAGGTCTGGAGTGGTATTGATGGTAGTCCTGAGTTTGCTCTTGAGCAATCTAGATTTGTTTATGCCGTACCTTTCTCTAGAGACATCATTGGTATTGCAACCCAACCTGTAGGTGTCAATTCTGTAGGTCAATATGTTGGTCTTAACAGTGAGGCAGGTGGATTACTGTACTTTGTAGATAAGGTAGGACTTGGAAGTTACCATAGTTTCAATACTAATATCAAGGAAGTCTTGAGTGGTAGAGTATCTGAGAACATTGTTACTGTCTCTACTGCCGTTACACACGGTATGAAGAGAGGTGACATCGTTACTATCGATGTAAACCCAACCACTACCACTGACATCAAAGTATTATATAACGATTACAATAGAAGAATTGTATTTGATCCTGATATTGTCCCACAATCAGGTGTAAGTACTAACGCCAATACCTTCAGGGTTCCTTACAACAAATACAAGACTGGAGATAAAATCATCTACAGTGCAGAAACTCCATCTGAGGGTCTGATTGATGAGATGATGTACTACGTTTTCCTGTATGACAGGAACACGGTTAAGTTAGTAAGAGAAGCATCTGAACTAGAAAACGAGAATCCTACGTTTGTAAATGTAGGATCTGCTCAAACTGCAACTCTTTCCAGAATCAATCCTAGTGTTCAAATTCAGAAGAATCAGAATATTAGATTTGATCTATCTGATCCCTCTCTGTCATTTACTGACAAGGGAATTGATTATGCAGCCTTTGACATGAACATCTATAGTGACTTCCAAAAAGTCAATCAGTTCTGGACTACAAAGGCCACGAGTAAGTTTGAGGTAACAAAAGGTGGAACTGTAGGTGTATCTAACAATGCTTTCCTGAACATCGAAGTCACAGATACCATTCCTTCAAATCTGTACTATGGATTTGTTCCTGACAACCTTGATATTATCCCTCCTGTAAAACTTAGAATTTACGAAGACACCACGGTTATCAATTACAACAGTGTCAATGTCTTCAATAACAAGTTTGATGGTCAATTTAATCTTATTGGGGTAACGACTGAGACCTTTAAGTATAATATTCCTTTTGATGACGATAGAGTTGTATCTTATGGAACAACAAACGCCATCTTGAAATATGATACCCTGTCCAGAACAGCAATTGGACCTATCAATAAGGTAACTGCTATTGATAAGGGTACTGGTTATAAGTCACTTCCTGGTTACAAAGGAGTTAGAAGTGGTTTAGGTACAGGTGCATTACTGAAACCCACCAGTACTACTATTGGTAATGTCCTTCAGACAAGACTTAATAACATCGGTTTTGGATATCCCTCAGATACTACACTCAATGCTGTAGGTAATCTTCCTCAAGTTCTAGAGGTAGAACCCCTTGGTAGTTTTGCATCTATTGGTATTGCATCTGGTGGTGTCAATTATGTTCAACCACCTGATCTGGTAGTTATTGATGGTGTAACAGAACAGCAAATCACTGACGTTGAACTCATCTTTGAGATTGGTGCTAATGATGTATTCATCCTTGAGAACACCACTTCTCTGACCAATGTAACACCTCAGATCATTCCTATTAATAATACTAATGGATTTAGTATTAGTTCTGTTGCTTATAATGAGACCTCTAAGATTGTACGTCTTGAGTTCTCTAATCAGTTTAGTGATCCTGAGGACTGGCCATTTAAGGTTGGTGAAAATGTAATCGTTGAGAATGTTGCTATTGGTTTTGGAACTGATGGTACAGGTTATAACTCAGAAGACTATGGTTATCCCTTGTTTGAGGTTGTTGCACTCGACAGTCAGTTAGGTGGTTCAGGTGCTTATATTGAGTATAGTCTTGAGAAGTATCTTCCTGAGGGTGCTAACCCTGGTAAGGTCACCTCTAAGGTTGTTGGTTCAGTCACACCTGAGTCATATTTCCCAATTTTTGAACCAGTCATTGCAATTACTCCATTCCTGAAGGAAGAAGTTGTTGTTAATGGTCCAAGAAGAGGAACTGTTGAGAGATTTGATGATGTAAGTGGATATCTGTTTATTACATCTGAGGATGATTTTGAAGTTGACACAATTATCAGATCTGAAACATCTGGTAACCAAGGTAAAATCACATCTGCCCTCGATTTTGAGTCCACACTTGCTCTTGGTGTAGGTGCAACATTCATCTACGGTTGGCAATCCAACTCTGGTATGTTGAATGACAATCTTCAAGTTATTCCTAACAACGAGTACTATCAGAACTTCTCTTATTCGCTGAAGTCTAGAGTTCCCCTTGATACTTGGGATGACCCTGTAAGTTCACTAAACCATACTGCTGGTTTTGAGAAGTTTGCTGATTTGGTTGTTGACAATAACGCACCTGGTTTTGCAACTGCTATCGAAGCAGAGATTTCTACTGTTGTAGACCTAATTGGTGATGTAGAACTGTGGTGTTACCCCGACTTCGATGGTGGATCAGAAACCACAATCAATATTTCCGGTAATAAAGTTGTTTCGGATGAAATTATCTTCCAAAACAAAATTCTCCTTGATTACTTCGAGTCTAGAGGTAACAGAGTTCTTGATATTGATGATTTTAGTAATCAATTCGATAGTAACCCCAGAGAGACTGAGTATTCTATCGTTGATGTCTTTGATGACAAGTATGCCTGGAACAAAATCTTCACTCTGGTAACAGATGCTGAAGTTCGTAACAGAAAACAGTTTAGTATTGTCAATCTGGTACAAGATGGTACAGATGGTTATGCTAGTGAGTACGCCACTATTGACAATGGAATGCCACTTGGTACGTTTGGTTACATTGGAGTAGGATCAAGTGAATGGGGACTTACATTCTTCCCCAATCTTGCAGAATACAACAATTATCAGATTACCTATCAAACCTTCAGTGGTTCGACCATTGTTGCTGGTATTGGATCTACCTCTATCGGTAATATTGTTTCTATTGCTGCCACTACGACTGATATTCCTGTCGGTACGGCAACAACTATTGCATCTATCCCAACTTCTAACAGATCTGCAAAACTTCTGGTTCAATTCCAGGATACAGACTACAGATACTTCTTCAATGAACTAAATCTTCTTCATAATGGTACTAAGGTCGAAAGTCTCCATTATGGAGATATTGATAACAACCAAGGATTGGCAGGTCTGTCTGGATTTGGTACATATCACACTTATATTGACGGATCTGACATTATCGTTGAATTCGTACCTAGTGTTGGAACTGCATTGACTGCAAACTGCAGTATTGTTGAGATTGCCAGTGGTGGAACAGGTGTTGGTACAGAAAGTCTGATTGTATCTAATCTTTCTTCCTACGATACCACAATTGCTGCCTCTGGAACACCAACAGCCAATCTGGTTGCCAATTACGAAAACCCATTTGCCTGTGAATACTTTATTGTTCAGGTAACTGACACAACTAATAACGAATATGAAATGTTTGAGGTTGCTGTCCTTGATTCGGTCAGTAACGAGAACTTTGTCAAGTATGGTGACGTTGTATCCAATGTAGGACTTGGAACAGTCGGTGTTACCAAGACTGGTTCGACCACAAATCTGGTTTACACCCCAATTGCCAATATTGACGTTAATATTCGTGCATTTGGTATCTCAATGAAGAACTTCGATAATATTGTCGGACCTTCTTCTATTACTCTTGATAATAACGTCCTATTCTCTGAATTTGGCACTTATACCGGTACAGCTCTTGATACTAAGAAGAACTTTAAGTTGTTCCATAATGATGAGCCCATCTTCCAGAGGATCTTTAGAGGTAATAGTGATACTGCAGTCGATCTGACTGAGAACTACTTGAAACTGCCTAATCACTACTTTGTAACTGGTGAGAAACTAAAATATGCCTATGAGAACTCAAATCTGTCTTCCGCCAATGCTATTGGTATTGGAACGACTGTAATTGCCGGTGTATCGACTGATAAACTGCCTTCTACCGTATATGCAGTGAAATTAAATGATGTAAACGTCGGATTAGCTGCTTCTGCTTTTGATGCACTGACTGTTCCTCCAACTCTGTTTGATTTGACCACTCTGGGTATTGGTACCTTCCATAAAGTCACCTGTACTAACCAGAATGCAAGAACTCTACTTGCACTGGATAATATGATCCAGGCACCTGTCACGGAGACCCAAAATAACACCACTCTCAATCAAAATATCGTATTTGACGTTGACTTCACTGTTGCAGGTGTAAGTTCCTTCAAAGCCAACGATATTATCAAGATTGACGAAGAATTGATGCTTATTCAGGATGTTGGTGTTGGTGCAACCAATAACCTTAGAGTTCTGAGAGCTCAGATGGGTACAGGTGTTGCTACTCACGTAAGTGGGTCATCAGTAGAACTTATGGGTGGTAATTACAACATTGTAGAAAATACCGTTCACTTTGTTGAAGCACCTTATGGTAAGACCCCTCTCAGTACTACAACTGGTGCTCCAGACGAAAGATACTGGGTTGGTATTACAACATACTCCTCATTCCAGGGTAGAACCTTTATGAGAAGTGGTATCAAGGATAGTGACCAGGATACCTATGAAACCAACTATACCTTCGATAATATCCAACTTCAGTTCAACGGTCAGACCAAGAACTTTAGTCTTCTTCAAAATGGTCAAAATGTTGTTGGTTTCTCCACACAACAAGCTATTATCCTCAATTCTAACATCCTACAGGAACCACAGGGTGCTCAGGCAACCTTAGGGGACTTTAGACTGGAAGAAAGATCAGGTATCACTAGTATCACCTATTTGGGTGAAAGTGTCTCCTCCGAGGACGATCCTAACAAGGCTACTATCCCTAGGGGTGGTAACCTCGTATCTCTGGGTTCTACACCAGGTCTGGGGATGCAACCACTGATCGGTGCTGGTGCATCGGCATTTGTATCTATCGCAGGTACTATTACATCGATTGCAATCGGTAATAGTGGTTCTGGTTACAGAGTGGGTATTCAAACCGTCAATGTTGGTTATGCTGTATCTACAGTAGGAGTTACTACAGTCGTCAACATTGGTACTGCCACTGTTGAAAATGGACATATTGTTGCCATTACCACATCTTACTTTGGTGCAAATCTGAACCCTGACAGTCCTCCAGCGATTGTTATTGATAAGCCTCTTCCTTACTCCGGTATTCCTCTGGTATATTCAGACGGTATCTCAGGTGTTGGTACTGGTGCTCGTGCTGACATCGTAGTTGGTCAAGGTTCTAGTGTTATTGCGTTCGATATCGTAAGCGCTGGTTTTGGATATAGAGAGGGTGAAATCCTTAGAGTATCACTTGGTGGTACAACCGGTATCCTCACCACAGGACAAAGTGAT